CGGCAGTCAGTACTGCTGTTGCAGTTGGTGGAGTGCCTCCACTATCTTGAGGTGAAGAAAAAGAAACAGTCGGAGCAGAGTTATATCCCGTACCTCCTCCTGTTACAGTCGTTGCTCCTATTCCTGTACCAATTAAAATATCTTGTCTATTGAAAAAGAATGGACCTTCTACTGTTCCTACGTTTGAACCAGAAGGACCTCTTAATGACGTTATATCAATAAGGTTTATCCATCCATCGTCTGCACCCGTATAAACGCCTACTCTGTATTGTAAACCACTTACACTATCTACTCTTAATTCAATAGGACCTTGGAATTCACCACTCTCATTAAAAAGAACAGCTAATAGTTCTCCAACGGTTTTGTCTCCTAGTTCTGCCGAGTTTATGTATCTGATTACGTTTTCAAAATCTGTATGAATGTTTCCTGAAGAAACATAGTTCTGTGGGTGTTGTTGTCTAAGTCTTGCCATATTATTGTCCTGTTCTTACTGTCACGGCAAAGCCTATTACTTTTAATAGTCCTTTACCTTTAGTTGTTAATTTGAATTGTACGCCTCGATACCTATGTTCAAATTTACGTTCATATTGTCTACTTAACGGCACATCGGGGAATTTGTCGTCCACTCCGTCACCTTCTATTAAAAAATTCATAGAACTCAAGTATCTACCACGTTCATCGAAAGCCTCTACTATTAATTCTCCAGTTCCTGTGGCTTGTAGAATAAAGGAATAACTTTCCTTTACATCGTTAATAGCACCCTGCCATAATATAGGCGTAGTTACTACCATCTCAGGACTGAAGTCCGAAACATCCTCAATCCTTGCTCTTTCCCATACACCACCTGGAGTTCCCATTACGGTTGTTCCACCTAGTTGTCTGCCATTCATAGCATTTAAGAATGTTCCTTTAGACCATTTACTTTCACCACCTGACATTGGGTTTAATGTTAATGTCAGACGAGTACATAACAAGTCCGATATAGGAAAGAATATATGATACTGTCCTTCGTCTTGGTCAAAGAATGCAGAAATATTTTCTGGATTATCAACCTGTCTAACCAATGCTCTATAGGTTAAATCAATTTTATTAGACATAGGAACTGAGAAGATTGTTACACCATTCGTATCTGAACGTCTTAATGAGTGAACTCCTTCTCTAGAACAAAACATTAAATCAGAACCAGCAGGTGTTATAGTATTATGACTGATAGTTCCTACTTTAACATTGGCTTTATCATCAATTTGCCATTGTGTATAATCTGGGTGTAGTGAATAAACTAGAGTTTGGTCATTAGTAAACACAGCTAATTTATTACTTTCAAAAACTCCTAAACCTTTAATTTCATCAGCAGTACCAATAATATTACCAATATCAATATCTGCGGCTTTTAGTACAGAAGTAGAAGCAGTATCTTCGTCTGCTGGAAATACATCCACTTCATCTACCCTACTAATATCTATAACCGTTCGTTTGTCTGGAGCACCTCCTATTGCTAATCGTCTTTGAATAGCAACTCCAAAACCTGGTCTTGGGTCAGAGTTAGGTGATACCTTGGTAAAAACCTGACCATTATATTTATAAAAACTATTATCTCTAGAAAAGAATAGCACTTCGTTATTGTATAAAGTAGATGTTACTACATTGTTTTTAGGAAAAACTTCTTCTGCAAAACTATCTACATCTGATTTTAATGATACGCCTCCCCCGTCTTTCTGTGCCCAGACGAGTGCATTTCTACCATAAAATGTTACGTGTTTAATTAATCTATCACCAGATGTTCTTTGTTTAGCACCTGGGTCTCTTATGATTGAACCTCTCCAATCAGCATAGCCGTTATCAATGTCTAGTAAATGTTGTTTTTGTCCTGTATCTAATGCGGCTTTATCTCTTGAAGCATCAATACCTTGGAAATCTTCGTATGGATATACCTTTACTTTTACGCCTGAAGGTGCGTATGAGGTTGACATTTATTAAGTCCTCCCAGCATCATATGCCCTAGCATCACTCTTACTACCCTCTCCTCTGTCCATAGGAGATAATTCTATTTTAGCATTTCCATATTTTCTATTGAACAATATTCTATTCATTGTTCTAAAGTACATAGGTCCGTATGCTTCAACCTTATTACTCTGTTGTTGAACAGCATAATGATACAATAAACCAGCTACCATTATCTGGTCTGGTACTTGTCTGTGTTCTGTAGGATGTGTGTAATAATCTATTTCTAAATTATCAAAGTATGGATGTGCTCTTAAATCTTCAAGTATTAAGTTAGCAAACTCAATGAACATCATTATTACTTCACCATCTACAGTACCTGGGTGCATATCTCCGTATCTACGTAATGATTGCATCACCAATGTCTGTAATGATGAATATGGTTCTCCTAGATGAGGATTGTTAGCAGAAAATCTATGTCTCTCTTTAACATTCTCGTCTAAGTATTTTAATGTAGCTTCTGTTGTTTTTTCTGTCTTGTCTTTGGTAATAGTTGTTCTTAAGTCTACAGACCCAGGACGTGTATTATTATTATGGTCTTGGTTTGTTGGCTCTTCCGTTGGTTTTGACATATCCTTGTAATCAGTATTCTGATTAGCAGGACCTGGCTCAAACGGTTTTTTTGTGCCTTTGTCTGTAGAGTTATACTGTGTCATCTTTATTCACCATCGCCTGATATTATTCTACCAGTTAGGAACATAGTGTGTCTCTCCATATTCGCTTTTAATGATGAAGGAATTCTCCATACACAATGAGTATGTTCTTTATTCCACTTACCATTGAACTTCTCTCCAGCTAGGTTCATCTCCCATTTTACTGGTTCTGGATTAGCTGAAACATAATAAGCCCATTGAGGACCTACTTTACCTAAAGTTACTTTAGGGTCTTTAGCAGCCTCTTGGGCTTTCTTAACTGAAGCCGATTTGACTGAACTATCTTTTTTGCTTTTTTTCATCTTTTTCTCCTTAAATTAAAAAGGGCAGAGTAATAAAACCCTGCCCTTAATATTACCTTTATTAGAGAACGTGTCGTCCCAAGCTAATTAAGCAAGTGCAGACCAGTTCTTAATTCTGTGGTGAACTTTAGAGTGGGTCATTTCTAATCCACACTCTGACATATACATATGTTTTACACCATCAAAATCGTTAGTCTGAACGTCTCTGATTAGTTGAGTATCTCTTCCATCCATATATCTGTAGTTCAAGTGGTTCATATCTAAGATAACCATTTCTTGAGATAGAGCAGATATTTGTCTGAACATTGGGTGCATATACACAAGTAAATCACCTGCAAATGTAGTGTATCTAGTGAAAGCTACACCATAAGCATTGTCTACTTGAGTAGGTTGCCATCTGTTTTTACCAACTTCCATCATATTAGTTATGACACGAGGACCTGCAAAAGCTACCTTCTCGTTACTTCCGTAAGCGAAGATATCTTCGATAAGGAATTTATCGAATTCTTTCTCAGTCATCTTGTTAGTAGTCGCAGTAGCACTCGCACAGTCTGTGATGTTAGTTATTGATGATAACAAACCACCAGTAGACCTTGTTGGAGATGCAGTCGAACCATTTGCAATACCTCTGCTTCCAAAGAAAAAAGCTCTTTCAATGTCGCCCATATGTAATTTAAGGGCTTTTGTAAGTTGCTCTTGTTCTTTATCACCAGTTCTTAGGTAAGTGTTTTGCAAAGTACCAGTTACTTGTACGGCAGTTTTGAAAATCTGCGTGTAGTTGTAATCAGTAGTTGGGTCGAATGAAATAGCAGTTGGAGCAGTTCCACCTTCTTGGTCGGCAAATCCTGCAATACTTAATACTTCATTGTCTGCAACGGCTTGGGCAGTTGAGCCACCGAAACCTCTAGAGATAGCTACAGTATTTGCAGATGTGTTACCATCAGCAGTACAAAGTAGATTTTCTCCAGTCGTATGGTTGTGGATTACAACACCTTTAACTAAGAAACCTTCATCGTCAGTATCGTTGTCAAAAGTTAATGTAGTCGCACTACTGTTTAAAGCACCATTCACAACAATAGTTCTGTTTGGTAGTTCGTCCCTAAAGTGATTATACTTAGGGTCATCTGTGCTTTCAGATGATGTCATCGCCAATAGCGCCTGTAAAGGTGCTGTTCCATTTGGCTCTAACAGAGTGAACAACTCTCTATAGTTCGTAGGACGAAAGTCTGTACCGAATTGACCAGTCCCA